TTTTGTCTAAAATCCATCTATTCGCTGCCGGTTGTCCGTTATCGAACTTAGCCCAAAATGATATAGACAATGCTGTTGACGCGACATCAAATGCTGCATTGTCATTAATTGTGCCGTATTGACCTTGTCCTTCAGGATACTCTAGATATTCTAAGCCATAAATTGGTGATAATGTATCTGTAATGTATCCATGTCCTACAAGAGCGTCTTGGTTTGCATTTGCAACAGAAGCTGTTAAGGCTGTCCCGAAGCCTTTGATATCATGATAGGTAGCACCAACATTATGATAGTTTGCACTATTATGAGGCCACTGATTCCGTGGGACTTTGCCCGAAGAACCTGAAGTTACTCTGAAGTGTGCAATAAGGCTTGACCCAGCGTTATACTCTTTTCCTCTTCCGACGTAATATTCAGACAGCCTGTGATATGATGTTAAGCCTGGGGATCCCGGCTCGCTTCTGGACGCAATCAGGAAGGGTGACTTAATAACCTGGAAGTTTGTAGATAAGTTGTCGCGGGGATCATACTGTTTTGCAAAAACATTGTAAGAAGACGTGAATTGCAAAAACGGAGTAGTCTCTTTTCTGTTTATTCTTTCTCTGCCTAGATATATTTTTCTAGACCCTCCATATTCTCTTAGCCTAAACACTCCGCCCGGTTCGATGCCGACATTTCTTAAGAAAGAAGCGATCGAGTGCTTTGTCCCTTTAGATCTCATCATTTCCGGGATGTCTGACAATACTCGACGCCAAACTTCATTTTGAACATCATTTAGAGACTTGTCAATCAAACCCTTTTGGTTCTTAGTTTTCCCACCAAACAAAAATTGTGCAAGAGAAGCATTGGAATACATATCAGGTAAAGGAAATCCCATTCTTTCAGCTTTGTCAATAAGAAATTGATCTGGAACGCTTCCTGACTTTACTAGACTTACATGATCTATATCACCCAAAGTTTGTACGTACAGTTTAATTTCGTCAAAAGTTGATGCCCATGTAAAAAGCAAACCTGCAATTATTTGAGGTTGTGTTACTTCTCCTGATCCTGGTACATGCATTGAAGTCCCATAAGGATCTCCCAGGCCTCCGTCTAGACTCTCCAGGCCTTGTTCAATTTGGGCTTCTTTGAGATAATGATGTGGAATTAGACGAGTTATCAAGTTGGGATTAGAATCATCATAAACAGTTCCGGAGTATAAAAGGCCGGTGTTTAAAGATACTAGATCAACATTAGATGGAAACAAGACAGGAGAAAATCGTTTATCTTCTTCTGCAAGAGCAGACCCTTCCTCAGCCCTCATTAGCTCATTATATGAATTGATTTGTGAGTGCAGACTATTGCCTGAACTATCAAGTAGTATGTTGTTGCCCTGATGTGAGCCGGTTGGCTCGTTAAACCTGTAATATAGTTTGAGATTATTCTGCTTGAATATGTTTGAGTCTCTATTCTCGTCAATATCGTCTATAGTTCTTACTTTATGAAAAATTCTTAATTCATCGATAGATCCACTAAAGAAATCAGATGCGCCAATATTTAAGGCACCTCCGGACATTACGTCCGCGACGTGCCTCGAAGCAGATGCTATTAAGAGTGGAGCTCCAGCAGCATCAATAGATCCCATTGATCTAGTTTCTGATCCTGACACAAATATGCCATTTCTATACATGTCTATTTTAGCATCACCTGAAGCTCTTACTACGTTTATTGCGATGTGCTCAAACTTTCCTTTTTCTACTAAAATTTTATTAGATAGAGAAACAATTCCGTCTGAGATCAGCATTCTTAATGATCCGGAAGGCGCAGAAGAAGCTGCTGCTGACTCTTCCATATAAACTGTAAAACCTGTATCTTCTGTTGCGTCTTTAATTTTGTGTAAGACTGGAAGCTTGTTGGTTGAGCTAGTATTCTTAGGAACAAATATTTGAAAATCTATTGAAAATGATTTATTCTTCGGATCTATGACAGCTTCACCGGTGGAGGATTCTGCCAATGTGGGATAAAGCACACCTTGACGATCAGAAATACTAACATATTGAGAACCTCGAAATGCCAAGCTACCTACATGCTGCGGCATCCTGTCAATTATATGTTTTTCGAACCCATTAAGATTATCATAGAAGTTTTGAACTTCCGTCTTAGTCCCGTCAAAAGGGAAGCGATTGATAATCTTGTCAAAAGCCATGTTTATTTTTGCTCTTGCTGAGTTAAAGAATACATGGTTTTCAAACTTAGAATAGTCTACATGTAATTGTTGTGTAGATTTTAGTCCCGTTCTAGGCGGATCAAACCTCCAAGAACTAGATGGGTGAGTGATAGAGCTGCTAAAGTGATCTACAGTTCTTTCTTTAACAGGGGAGCTATCATCCAAGATAGACTTTACTATTGGTACAGGGTCTCTTACAGTAGCATCAAAAAGGCGTCTTCTAGTCACTTTGTCACCCTAAATCTGGCAAATCTTTTTTGAGCTAAAAATTCCACCTCATCTTGATGCTTTCTAGCAAATTCAAATCTACAGGTCGAACCAACGGGAGGTGTACCCATATCAAAGTCAAAATAGTAACCTTCCGAATCATAGCTTAACTTTGTTGTATTTGAATCTATTTGAAAATCTACTATAGTATAACCAGCTGTTTCGTTTATAAGCCTCCAGTATAGATCCCCTAAGTACTGTGCCTTTCTAGAGTGCGGAACTTTTACAGGGGCATGTGTGTCAATATTTTGATCAAATGCGAAAACTCTAATTCTAGAAGTATCTGAAACGTTATAGACATCTTTTAAGTTTGTCATTGACAGTATGGGCTTCGACGATAAGCGTCCTTGATGTCCTATTGAGCTAGTATGCAAAGTAATGCTTCCGTCGTGGTAGACGACAGTTTCATCATTTGAAACCCAGGAAGCCTTAAGGCTTAGGCTTCCAGACACTCTCCCTACTTCTTCTAAGGTTGTGGCATTACAACCACCCGTAAAACTTGCTATATTATTTCGCAATCTTATTCTTCTAGATGAATCCCCCAATATTGTTATTTCTGTATTTCCTGCTGATCCTGCTAATGTTTGCTCCAGGGTAAGGATACCCTCTTTGTTGTCTATTATTGTAATTTTTGAATTGGGAGTTCCTGCATTGTGACCATTGGCATTATTGATTGCGATTGCCAGCGTAGTGGCTGCATCGGCATTTGAAGTGCCTATCATAAAAGCCCTCATTCCAATTCTTTCATCCCCAGCCTGTATTGCGCCGGCGCCATCCGGATTATCACCTATTGCCAGAATTTCTCCATTAACCAAAGATGAGTGATCTTCTGTTATTCCTACATACGTCAAAATAGTCCCGTCTGTAGACTTTAAAGTGATCTTGGTGTTTAAATCTATTGCACCGTTCAATATTGTTATAGAAGTAGATGCTTTCGATGATCCGTAAAGATTATTAGAGGAAAATAGATCGATATTAAATGTTGTACTATATTTTCCTTCTTGCCCCAGGATGCCAGTGCCGTTTAGAACCTGTGATACATTATACGTTTTCTTGAACAAGCTCTTTGAAAGAATTAACTTCATGCAGTTGTTTCCTGCGACATTGCTTAGTGTTGTAGTGGGAGGACTTCCTGCGATAGTACCCGAAACTATATTTTTTGGAATACCTTTGCTAAAGTTTGTTAAATACACTTTGTTGTCTACATTAAATTCTACATTGCCTAGATCATCTCTAGTAGAATCATCCCACGCAATATGAAGCTCTGGCCTGAATCTTGTGTTTCTAACGTGTCTAGAACCAAAACGCTTAATAAAATATGTCTTTGCGTTGTTTTCTTCTGACTCTTCCATGCTAATTCTAAATCCATGGTTGGCTATATCAGATTTTAAAGAAGCAGAAACTGCATTGGTCACGTCGAAAGAAGCATCTTCACCCCCATCGATTATCTCAAACGTAGACTTTAAGCTAACTGTAGTAGGTGTATTAGCTGGTGTGCTGTTTGGAGCGCCCGCAAATGGTGCTCTTGTTTGAGTAGCTGTTAGTGCATCAAAGGTTCCCGGGGATGAGCCTGTGGCATTTGCGCCCTCAGATGTCCATGTCACCAAAGAACCGTCGATATAAGAAGCAGTTAGAAAGTTTGAAACGTCAATATCATTAAAAGTTGAGACCGATCTACCTATTCCTTCCTCAAAGCTTTTTGACAAAGGCAGGGCCATCAAAGTTACGTTGGTTGGGGTAGCCCTTCCAGTTGTAAGATCTTTTAGCTTCAAATAACACTTAAATGTCGCATCGTGGATGTCTAGGCTCTTAGACATTAGAGGAATCAAGGATGTATAATCAAATTTCAACAAAGCCCTACTAAGCTCTATCGCATCGGATTCGCCGGTGACATCATTTTCTCCGTAAAGTTTAAACAGATCAAGAGTTCCAGCTCTACCCAAATTGGCATCAGTTGCTCTAATCGGAGCTGAGTTGCGGCCTCCGATAAAACCCGCAGGTGTATTGGGAATTGTTATTCTAGAATTTGTATCACCCGTTACAGTTATTGATGTGTTTCCTGCTGACCCGGGCTCTGATTGTATTAAGTCTAGCTTGCCTGATCCATTATTTGATATTTGAATTTTTTTATTCGCAACTCCCAGGTTATGACCGCTGCTACTGTTAATTGCTATTTGAAGCATGTTAGCAGCATCAGTAGGGTTCGAACCTACCATAAAGGCAATCATTCCAATTCTATCGTCGTCTCCCCCCATGTTGCCATTGCCATCAGGATTATCGCCGGCGGCTAAAACCTCTCCGTTGACTAGAGATCCATGATCTTCAGTGATTCCAACGTATGTTTTTTCCGTTAGGTCTGTAGTTACGATTCTAATTTTTACATTGACATCAAGCGCACCTCCTGCTATAGTAATAGAAGACGATGCCCTAGAGGAAGCAGAAACACCATTAGAAATAATTTTATTGGTTATATATGTGTCTTTGCTGGCTGTTAATATCAAGTACATTATGTTGTGCTCCCCATTATATCAAACTCAGGAAATTTAATTTCGAATATAGACCCGGGAGGCCCTACTACTAGTCCATTTTTCATTATAGAGCTTTTTTCAAAGGACTCAGAACTATAGGAACGATCGGCTATTATTCCGACTCTAGAAAATACTTCAATGTTTTCAAGTGTAACAACGCCCGGGTTTTGCAATATTGCAAAACGCATATCGTCCAATACAAGCGGTTGATCAATTTGCACTGTGTTTATTTTATACATTTCGGCAAGATCATTAATGATAGTCTGAATTGTTTGCTCTTTATTTGCGTCTGGCCTAGTAACAATTTTAAATCTAATTCCGTAATTTAAAACTCTTCCGTCTAATATGTCAATTGCTTCTGATACTAATCTAAATTCATTTAAATAGTTTGCAAGATTTTGCTTAAGAGTGTCTGGCGCGATCGTTAGATTTCCCGACTGATCTCTACACAATATAAACATTCTAGAAGATAGAGGGTTGACTGGGTTTTCTCTTATACCCGCTCTAAAGACTCTGCCAAACTCAGACGGCAAGGTATAAACTCTTGCTAAGACGTCTTGCTTAGAAACGATTCTTCCTTGCCATTGGTTAGCTGATGCTATTGAAGCTCTCATTTCATCTAAAGTGGGTTCAGAATCGCCGCCAGCAGCCGACTTTTCATTTACTACGCTAAGTGATGCTCTAGTTGCTGATTTTTCTGTTTCTGTCGAAGTTGGCGGAAATGTTGTTACAATAGAGCTAATTTCTGTTATGGATCTAGCACCTACATTGTGATTTAGGCCGCCACCGTATCGATATCTAACCGTGATAACTGTACCTTTGGGTGATATCCCTAAAGTCTGTGTATTCAGTATAGAAGATGGATCTATGCTGAATCTCTTCATCGTAGATTTTCCATACAGCGGGAGCGAAATTTTTGAAGGATCTGGAACAATATCATTATCTAAGGTTTCTGCATCACCAGACCCAAATCTTATTGTTGTAAATCCGGAGTTAATATTTCGAAATTTTATAAATCTTCTTGGCGCAGGTTTTATTTCTAGAGAATGTGAAACTTCATCTTTGTCAGACTTAATATTACCAACTGGAACAAATATAGTATCTTGTGAAAGGGAGTCCACTTCATAATATCTATTTCCTGTTGAATCTGATACGCTTATTATGTCAGTCACGTCTGCATTACCCAGTGTAATCTCTCTAAATGAAACATGGGCAGCGCCTATCGTAAATGTTTCATCTATTTCCGAACCTGACACGCAGAATTCTTTTCGAGACATTGTATACGTTACAGGATTTCCTTGAGCATTTGATGACAAAACAGACACTTTTGCTTTTAAGTTTCCTAGCGTGTCTAGCTCTGAAAAATCTATATCCTTCGTTAGATTGAATACGATACCACCCGAGGTATTCACGGTTGTTCCCACTTTTATAGTTGGAAGCTGGGTGGCTTTAGGTGAAAACTTGCCTTCACCATCGTTGTCTGCGGCTACTGTAATTATAAAGTTGCACAATGCAGTAGCTGAGCTCGGTCCTGGTGCCTCGAGTCCTGCATTTTGCATATGCCTAAGTATGTTCTTTCTCTCTACAGCTCTTATAGGATCTAGCTCTCTATACTGGTGGTCTAAATAGTAAGACATGGTATCGCCAACATAGGCTGCCATGTCAAGGAGTAAGCCTCCAACTGATGACTCTGAAAAATCCTGGATATTGTCTGAGAAATACACTCTTGCATAATCTAGAAGCTGAACTCTAAACCCATCAAAATCTTTTGCTAGAAAAGATCTCTCTCTAGACTTTTTTAAATTTTCTCTAATACTGTTTGTCACTGTCTTTCCTAGCCGTCAAAATTTAAAACAATCTCCAGGCCCTGAGTTTTGACTCCTTGCGGGTCTAGGGCTGGAACTGTATATGTCAACCTTATGACTGTTACTGGATTTCCATTTACAGGCTCATTCATAGTTTCAAAACCTGCGAGCGATATAAAAGGCATATATTTTGTAACTGTTCTAGATATCAAAGCCATGGCTTTAATGTCTCCGTCTTCGGATCCTAGCTCATTTACTACAGTAATAAGATTTCCTCCAAAGTCATAATGGCCGAGCCTTTCTCCGTAATTTGTCAAAATAAGATTTCTTAAATTATCTCTTATAGAAGCAAATCTATCTGTGTGCATCTCTAGGAGATCTCCAAAGTTTTCAGAGAATCTCATGGGAGTTTTTATTCCAATAGGCTGACCGCCTGCTTCTTGTGAAGATCTTCTAGCAGCAATTTGTTGCAAAATCTCTTCTGGGTCGCCAACAGATTGAAAGTTATATTTTAGTGTAGAGCCCACAGACTACTCTCCTCTTATACTGGATTAAATATATTTGTCCTAGAGTAACCTGTGAAGGTATTATTCTCTATTTGAAAGAAGAGGCATACAGTGGGTCTGGAGGCGTTTGTAAATAAGGGCCTGCTGGGTTGATATAAGGTCCCGATGCTTCAAAGGTTGTGGAAGTAGTCGCAGTATGTATTTGATTCGCTATCTCTTTGGCAACGGCAACGTGATCCTTCCCACCCGGTTCACCTTTTGCAAAAGCGGCATTTAAGTCAGGAGGTGTTGCGCATTCAGACACGCCTGCTGCAGCATAACCTCCTGCATCGGTGACTGCAGCCATTGTTGCCATATCTGCAACGAATTTTACTCCGCACGTAGTAAAGTCTCCTGATTTTCCCGTCATAACTGCTATTAATTCCACCTTAAACTGTGCAGCAAGTAGTGGAGCAGCAGGCTCTGTTTTCTCGGCCATCTCTCCCCCTGTGGCCACCATCGGATCTGGAACGCTGGCTGGAGGAGCTGTGACTCCTGCCGCAGGAAATGCATCAAGTTCAATTCCTGCCAAGTATGCATCGACATATTCAGATATCTTGGTGGCACAATCAGTCTCATCAGCAGCTTTAGGATCTTTGGTAAGGTCTAAAAGATCTCTTATTTTTTCTTCTAGAGTGTCTTTGTCCAATGCCATTATTTAGTCTTTGCAATCTTGCTTAGCATTAGCTTTAGATCGCTGATGTCGTCAACAGTGTTTGTAAATGCTCCAGGTGCAATTTCGTCTCCTCCCGGAACTCTCTTGCCCGACGGGCCTGTTCCTGTTGGATGTATGTGATTATCTAGAACATTTATTATGGCAGATAGTATTCCATGCAACTGATTTCCTAGTATGGTAGGCTCATATGCGTCTAGCCCAAAAGATACTTGAGTTCCCGCGCCGTTATCTTTTTCATTGCCAGATCCTATCACTATTCTTGGTCCATCAATATAAATAGTC